TCCTGATGATGTGCTACCTACTTCTACTTCTTGGTAGTTCCAGTTTTGATTTGTGCATGTAGTATTGACAGACGTAAATGATGAACAGCTTGACTGTACGTTTGGTATTGTATTGTCTATTGATTGTAAATTAGATGCAGCTCCTGTGCCGTTTGGTAATAGATTACCAGTTGTAACATCATCAGCTTGTGCTGCAGTAAATAAAAGTAAAAATGCAATTAGCCATTTCATTTTTTTCTCATATAATGTTTTGAAGGCTCATAGTCCCATCGTTTACCATGATGACCTCTTATATCAGCCCACCACATTCTTAATCTTACAATCCATTTTCTTACTGGCCTAGGCATTACTTAGGAGATTCCCAATCTACTGGTTTTTTTTTAGGTATAATAACTTTTTCTTTTTCTCTCTCTCTATCTATTTTTTCAAATTCTTTTGTCATTTTAGCTTCTTCTTTAAGTCTTTTCTTTTCTTCAAGAGCTGCTCTTTTAGCTAATTTTTTCTCTTTTTTTTCTCTTGCCTTCATACGTTTAACATAAATATCATAATCTGGTCTTTCATGATCGTATTTAGACCATAATTTTTTTGCTTCTTTACCAATTTTACCATCAATTGGACATGGAGTGCCGGCTTGTATCATAGACTCAAACACACGCTCATCCTGACAAAGAATAGCAACTGCTGCTACTTTCATACCAAAGTCATTAAGTATTCTTGCTAGTTTTAATCTTTCACAATTTTTATCTATTACATGTTTTCCACCAGATATACCTAATCCAAAAGTTTGTACTCCTGCAGACACACCTACAGCACAAACATCTTGCGTCATAGAATTATATGATGGTGCTGATGCTGATGGTGGTGAAGATCGTATATCTGAATTTGTAGTATTGTTAGTTGTGGTTGTAGATTCTGATCCGGATTGATATGTAGTTGTAGCAGTGGATGTATAACCACCCTCAATTGCTGTATTAGATCCGGATGTATTTGTTTGTGTAGATCCAGGATAAGCTGGTTTAATAAGTGTTAGTAAACAAATTAATATAATTAATATGCCTGTAAAATAATAATTCATACTCTTACCCATCGTATTTTATCTCGTTCTCAAAAGACATGTCTGTTGCATGATCTTTTTGTTTTTTATAAGTTCTCTTGCATTTACAATCATCACAAGTGCATACGCCATAATCATCAACATGAAGTTCTCCATCACAATGACAATTACAATGACACTTTTTGCATTTAGCCATTTACAGTTCCTCTACAAGAAGGACATTGTTTTTTATATGTGTCTGGGTGTTTTTCGCAAGCTACTTTTATTTCTGGCTCAGGAACATCTTCATATAATTCCAAATGTGGATCTTTTTCGTCTTTTTCTTTTTGCCAACTAAAAAGCCAAGCTACAAATCTGTCCCATAAATTTTTAATCATTTTTCTTTTCCTCAATTTCGTAGAAAAAATTGTCAGTGTCTTCTGTTTTCCATTGACCTGTATCTTCTACATTCCATTCGGAAGTTTGTACCTTCCAATCAGGGATTTCATCCTTCACAGTAAATGAAGGTATGTCCCATATTATTCTATTGTTTGGCTGTGCCGCATAGTTGCCGTCATCTAACGCAAGTATGTGTGCGCACTTATGCTCGCCTTCCCGTGATCGAGGTAATACCGAAGATAATACAGTCTTCAACTTCGCCGTGATGTTTTTTAAGGTCATATAAATACTCCTTTTTTATTTGTGCGTATTGTACAGGAATATTTGCATTTAAGTAAGACATATTTTAACCTCATTTTATTTTACCCCAATTAGGGCCATGTTCATAATCAACCTTATTAGGAACCTCTAATTTAACAGCATTTTCCATGATCTCAATAATTTTATTTGCATTATCACTTACAGATATATCTAATTCATCATGGACTTGTATGTGCGGTGTTATACCTTCTTTGTGTAAATCTATCATTGCTTTCTTCGTCATGTCAGCAGCTGATCCTTGTATCAATCTATTTAAAGCTTTGTATGTGTATGCACGTTTAATCCCTGGTCCGTGTTCCAAGAGCGCTGCATCATGAGGCAATGCTTTATGAATACCAAATTGATTTGGTTCCCACAAATGAAACCTACACAAACGTCCAAGTAAAGTTCTAACTCTACCGGATCCTTGAGCACGTTGCATAACATTGTCCATCAATTGTTTTACAAATGGAACTTTGTTATGATATTGTTTAAACAATCCATCAGATTTTTCTTTAGATATACCAAGTTCTGCTTGTAATTTATTCTTACCCATACCATAGAAAAGACCAAGATTTATAGTCTTAGCTTGTGATCTAGGTATCTCTGCCATTTCTGCTACAATGCTATGAAAATCTGCATCACCATCGTGATATGCATCTAATACTTCTCCTGCACCATATAAATTCTGTAAAGCTGCATAATGCACTACCAGCCTAGGCTCTTGTTGAGAATAGTCAAATACACCCCATGTATGGCCTTCCTCAGGTATAAATAATGACCTAATAGCAGGTCCAAGTTCCTTGTTCCGTGCTGGTATTTGCTGTAAATTTGGGTTCGAGTAGCTAAATCTACCAGTTACAGTTCCGCCATTATCTGATCTAAGTTGATTGATTTCTGCATGAATTCTACCTTTATGTGAATGCTTTATTATGGTATCAATAAATGTGGTATGAGCCTTATTTATTTCACGGGCTCGGGCTATTTGTTTTACCAGTGGGTGGGGGTGATTCTGTAAAAAGTTTTTAGTAAATGATGGAGAATTTGTTTTTTCGGTTGAGTCATAGGGTAGGTTTAGTTTTTGAAAAACTTGCGCTATCGACCTCGCTGCCCATATTTGAACATCTACTTGGGTTTCTGTTTTTACTTTTTGTAAGCATTCTTTTTCTTGTGCAATTAATTGTTGTTTTAATTTGTGAGCGCCTTCAACGTCTACTCTTACTCCTAAAAAACGCATATCGACTAGGCAAGGAAAAAGTTCAGTTTCTAAATCAAAAATAGAATTTATATCTTGATGATCAATTTCTTTTTTTAATTCTTTCCAAAGTTCTAAAGTTATCTCAGCATCTTTTTCTGCATAAGCGCCAACATAAATGGCAGGTAGTTTATACATTTCTGCCTTGGCGTCAACACCCCAATCCTTTGCAGCTTGATATAAATCAGTTTCATTCTTCCCTTTTCCAGTGTATCTTTTAGAACAATTGTTTAAGTCATAACGCATTTGATTTTCATCAACTAAGGCCGATGCAATCATCGTGTCTACAATTTTACCGTTAACACTTAAACCGAGTGCTCTTATCCAACACACGTCATACATGGCGTTATGAAATATTTTTGTAGCTTCTGTGTTTAATACAGCTTGAAACCATTTTAAAACTTTTTTACGATCCATATTACCACCACCCTCATGTGCGATAGGATAATAACCAGACCAGCCTTGAACAGCTACAGCAACACCTACAACGTCACCATTATTAATTACTGATCCTGATCCCATCTTCATTAAATCTGGATCTTTTGTTTCTAAATCAATTGCTATTTCAGTATGTTTTGATAGGTCTGGGAATTCTTCTGGCGGTAACCATTCTGTTTGTGGTTTAAAAAGTGGTACTTGCATTATTTAGTTATCCCCCATGAGTTTGGTTTTTCTTTTTTTTCTTCTTTTGGTTTTTCTGGATAGTCTCTATCAATAGCCATATCAATATAATGTTTAGCTTTTAATAAATCTTGTTTCTGATTTTTTTGTTTGTGCCTGCATAAATATTTAATTGCATTCCCTTCTGCAAACGGAATGTTATTTCTGTTAATAAATTCTGAAGGTTGAATAACCATAGACTGGTAGTGAGTCCCACCTACCTGTTTTTTATATATTTCATCACTCATATTATGTATCCTTTATCTGCTCTCTTTGGTTCTATTATATGCAAATTTTCTTTCGTTCTTGTTGCACCCACATAAAATAATCTATTTTCATCGTCTGGATTTCTCTCATACGTATTCATAGTCGTTTGTGTTAGATCAGTCAAGAGAACAACGTTTTGTGCCTCCCCACCTTTTGCTGCGTGAATAGTTGATAACTCTATTCTTGGTTTTTTATTTAAAGTCTCACCGTTTGCTCTCATTTTTCTTAAATAATTTACTCTGGTTTGACCTGCATCATCAAAAGCTCTGTACCATTCATTACTTTTTTTTAAACCATAATATTTTTTTAAAGTATCCATGTCATACATACTCTCTTTAGCCATACCTTTTATTTTTTGTTTATCAAAATTTTCATTAGTCATGTATTTAGATATTTTTTCTAATTGTTTAAAATTTAATGGTTGTCCTTTTCTTAAGTGTTCCCAATCAGTTGCTGCTTCTTGTAAATCTTTTTCGTAATTTCTTTTGTATCTGTTTTCATAATAAAAACCTTTTCTATACAAAGAGTCTTCTACATCTTTTAACATGTGTCTTGTTCTTGCTAATACTAGCCATTCACCTGATGACATATCCACACTATCTATGTCAAAATGTCTGTGTAAACTTCCCTCATTTGTTTTAGGTTGCCAGTTTTTATCTATTCTATTTTTAATTCTGTTAATAATTCCCATTGCTAATGCATGAACTTTCATAGGTATTCTATGTGATTGTATTAATGGAAGATTAATCATTTGATCTTTAAGTGCTATAAAAGAATCTACATCAGCACCAGCCCATTTAAATATAGCTTGGTCATCATCTCCTGCAATAAATGTGTCTTCTGTTTTATTCCAAATAGATTTTGCCATATCCCATTGCATTAATGATAAATCTTGTGCTTCATCAATAAACACAACATCAAACTTTGGTGATTTATCTGACTTGGTAAACTCTGTAATCATGTCATTAAAATCTATTAAAGCATATCT